CACTTGATGAATGGCTCTACAACGGGGGTCCGTTCCAACTCACAGTGTTCCACTTCCTCATTGGCATCTATGCTTACATGGGACGGGAGTGGGAACTTAGCTATCGACTAGGAATGAGGCCTTGGATCTATGTTGCATATTCAGCTCCAGTTGCAGCCGCTACCGCTGTATTCCTTATCTACCCGTTCGGTCAAGGTAGCTTCTCAGATGCTATGCCTCTCGGCATATCTGGTACGTTCAACTACATGTTGGTGTTCCAAGCCGAACATAACATTCTCATGCACCCGTTCCATATGCTCGGTGTTGCTGGCGTGTTCGGTGGGTCCCTATTTAGTGCAATGCATGGTTCGCTGGTTACGTCCTCGCTTGTGCGTGAGACTACTGAAACGGAAAGTCAAAACTATGGCTACAAGTTTGGTCAAGAGGAAGAGACGTACAACATTGTGGCTGCTCATGGATATTTTGGCCGCCTCATTTTTCAGTACGCTTCTTTTAACAACAGCCGCTCCCTTCACTTTTTCCTGGCTGCTTGGCCTGTTGTTGGTATTTGGTTTGCTGCTTTGGGTGTTAGTACTATGGCGTTTAATCTGAACGGTTTTAACTTCAACCAATCCCTGCTTGACAACAATGGTCGCGTCATTAACACCTGGGCAGACATTCTCAACCGTGCTAACCTCGGTTTTGAGGTGATGCACGAGCGTAACGCTCACAACTTCCCGCTTGACCTTGCTGCAGCAAACACAACTCCTGTGGCACTCACTGCTCCGGTGATTGGCTAATGGCTAAACGTGGTCTCTATGCAAACATCCATGCTAAACGGATGCGTATCAGACAAGGGTCTGGTGAGAAGATGAGGAAGCCAGGAAGCGAAGGTGCTCCTACGGCTGCTCAGTTTAAAAAGGCAGCTAAGACTGCTAAGAAGAAGTAGGTAAGTAAGCAACGTACGTTCATTCCCGCTCGGTATTATCTGCATTGATTGCTCCGCAAAACATGCATTGTCTTACCGTTCGGGAACGCATACCGCCTGAGCATGGAACGGGGCTCAGACACTTCTTTCCTAACAATGACACAAGTCGAATTGGATGCCCGTGTACGGGAGCAGAAAGCTGCTGAAAAGGAGCAGAAGCTGAAGTATCGCGGCGTTGCTTACACACCTAAACAAAAATAGTTCCCGCAGTGCGTGCTAACGCACACTAATCGGGCTGAAATCCACAACGATGTGGTGTCCCCAGTAGTTCAAAAGTAAGAACACCAGAAAGATAAACTGATAATGTGATGGTGCAAATCCTCACCTGGGTATTGACTATTGGCCGGTACGCCGATAACCTTTAGTCATGACGGTCTGGAGAGACAGACAATTTTCAAAAAACTTGAATGACAATGAATCCTGAAAATTCGTTGTAATTCCTATGCGCATAGGGAGATGTAAACAACTCTCTCTTAACTATTGTGGCTTTTCAATCTTCTGTGAACCCCGCACAACTGACTGTACCGGGTTCAGATAATTTCGGCGCGGATCGCCGTGCCCTTTACCTGAAACTGTTTTCGGGTGAAATGTTCAAAGGTTTCCAGAACAATACTATTGCTCGGGACCTGATCATGAAGCGTACCCTGAAGAACGGCAAATCTCTGCAGTTCATCTTCACGGGTCGTACTAAGTCGGAGTTCCATACTCCTGGTAACAGCATCCTGGGTGATACCAATGGTGCACCCCCGGTGGCTGAGAAGACTATCACCTGTGATGATCTTCTGATTAGCTCTGCTTTCGTGTATGAGCTGGATGAAGTTCTGGCACATTATGATCTCCGTTCTGAGATTAGCCGTAAGATCGGTTATGCTCTGGCTGAGAAGTATGACCGCCTTGCTTTCCGTGCTATCACTCGTGGTGCTCGTAAGGCTAGCCCCATCACCGCTACCAACTATGTAGAGCCCGGTGGTACTCAGATTCGTGTGGGTTCTACCACTAACGATTCTGATGCTTATGTGGCTGCTAATCTGGTGGCTGCATTCTATGATGCTGCTGCTGCTCTGGATGAGAAGGGTGTGTCTAGCGACGGTCGTGTGGCTGTGCTCAACCCCCGTCAGTACTATGAGCTGATTCAAGCTGTTGGTACTAACGGTCTGGTGAACCGTGATGTCCAAGGTGATGCCCTGCAGAAGGGTAATGGTATCATCGAGATCGCTGGTATCAAGATCTACAAGTCCATGAACATTCCGTTCCTGGGTAAGTATGGTACTGCTTATGGTGGTACTACTGGTGTGACCGATCCTGGTAACACTGGTGACTTCGTTGGCGAAGCCCTGGAGAACGCCTCTGATGCTTCTACTGGTATCAACAACGATTATGGTACTGCCCTTGAGGTTGGTTCCAAGTCCTGCGGTCTGATCTTCCAGAAGGAAGCAGCCGGTATGGTGGAAGCCATCGGTCCTCAGGTGCAAGTCACCAGCGGCGATGTGTCCGTCATCTATCAAGGTGATGTGATGCTGGGTCGTCTGGCTTGCGGTTGTGACTATCTGAACCCTGCTGCAGCTGTTGAGCTGTACGTGGGTGCTACTGCTCCTTCCGCTTTCTGATCCATTATTGAATTACGGGAGTCTCTTCGGAGGCTCCTTTTTTTTAATTCTTTATTGAGAATAACTCTCATTATCAATTATGCCTTTCCCTACTACTGGCTCCAACACTGAGCTACAAGCTGTTAATCAGATCCTGGCGTCAGTTGGTCAGGCTCCTGTTACAACGTTGACAACTGAAGAAACTCTTGTAATCAATGAGGTTGATAGGTTTACTGGTTCCATCTCTGGTACAACCCTTACAACAACTACTGCTAACATTCCAGTTGGTACCTATATTGGTGGTACTGGTGTTGCTAGTGGTACGTCCATTGCTACTGCAGGTGTAGAAGTTGTACCTGCTACAGACCCTGTTACTTATGAGTACACTGTGAACATCTCACAGACTGTCTCTGAACGGGCTCTCACTCAATCTATTGTTACAAGTAGAGTTGAAACTCCAACCAACCCGGACGTTGCGATTGCACTCAACACCCTTCGAGAAGTGTCTCGTGAAGTACAGGCAGAGGGATGGACATTCAATAAAGAATATGACTATCCCATCACACCTAATTCTAATAACGAAATCCTGATTCCTAATAATGTCCTACAGATGGACTTGAATCAAAACTATCCAATCAACATGAATCGGGATAGCATCAATCGTGGTGGGAAGCTTTACGATAGAACAGCACATTCATACAAATGGACTGATGAAACTGTCTATGTAGATATTGTTTGGTACTTTGATTGGGAGAATATTCCTACTCCTATTCAAGCATTTATTGTAGCACGTGCTGCTTCTATTGTCTCTAGTCGTATTATTGGAGATGGTAATCAGTATCAAATGCTTCAACAAAAGGAAGCCTTTGCACGAGCTATGGCTCTGGAGTATGAGTGTACCCAAGGAGATCACTCATTCTTTGGTAGTCCCCAAGGTCAGAACTACTATCAAAGTTATCAACCTTATCACACACTGTACCGCTAATGCCTGCTGTAACCCAATTAACACCTAACTTTCTTGGTGGTGTCTCTAAGCAAAACGATGATAAGAAGTTAAACGGTCAGCTTACTGAGTGCATTAATGGTTATCCTGATCCTACCTATGGTCTTTTGAAAAGAACTGGGATGAGGTTTACCAATGTACTTAAGAAAGCAGATGGTTCTAACTTCACTAAAACTGAGCTAGAAGGTGCTGCTTGGTTCTTCATTGAACGTGATGCTGATGGTTCTTATATTGGAGCTATCAAAGGTACCAATATTTATGTTTGGACAGCAGCTAATGGTACATGGTGTACTGTCACTAACACAGGTACCAGTTACCTAACTGGCACTGGACAAAATGATTATCACTTCCGTAGTGTTCAGGATACAACAGTAATTACCAATAAGGCAGTAAATACCGCTATGCAAGCGGCTGGTACCTATGTTGCTAATACTGTAGCTACTGTTATCCTCACTACTTTAACAGCTAGCTTCGATTACTCTGTTACTATTCAAGGCATTACCTTTACTGCAACAGCTCAATCTAGTACAACATTCGATGATATGTTGATCTATGATTCAGGTAATATCAATCTTAGTCATCATCTAATTGATGAAATTGTTGAAGGAATTAAAGGGCAACACACTGCTGGTAATGCTGATTTTAATGGAACATGGTATATAGAAAGTTACATAAACAGTATCGTTATCAAGCGTTCTACTGGTACTAATCAAGTTAAGACTGATTACTCAGCTGTTACAGGTACACCCACTACCTTTACTATCACAGCAAAAGGTGGTATCACTAATGACTCTCTCTTTGCTTTCCAAGATGAAGCAGAGAATGTTACACGTCTTCCTACTGAATCGTTCAACGGTCATGCAGTAAAGATCCTCAATAGTGCTGTAGCTGAGGATGATTATCACGTTGAATTTGTAGCTTATGATGGTGTAAAAGGGCGTGGTTATTGGAAAGAAGCTAGGGCACGTGATGCCTCACCTGGGCTTGATGCTTCTACAATGCCGTATCAATTGGTTAGAACAGGTGCTACTACTTTTGAATTCAAACCTATTGCATGGACAGCCCGTGCAACTGGTGATGATATAACCAGCACTATCCCATCATTTATAGGTGCTCCTATTACCTGTACTTTCTTCTACAGTAATAGATTTGGTGTACTTTCTGAGGATAATATTTTCCTTAGTAGAGCTAATGATCCATTCAACTTCTTTGTTAAATCGGCTCTTACACAAACAGCATCAGATCCTATTGATTTGAATGTTGCTAGCATTAGACCTGTTACTTTGTCTGATGTTCTACCATCTCCACAAGGTCTTATTATCTTCAGTGAACGCCAACAGTTCCAAGTCTTTTCAACAGATGGCAGTGTCTTGACTCCTACATCAACTATTGTCAGGAACATATCTAACTATGAGATGAATACTAACATTGCACCAGTTGATGTCGGTACTACATCCGCATTTGTCAGTCGTGTATCTGGTTACAGTAAACTATTTACACTTCAACTTCGTGATGTAGAGCAGAACCCAACTGTTGTAGATATCAGTAAGGTGGTCCTTGAGTGGATCCCAGAGTCTATCAATGATCTCACTGTAAGTCCACAGAACTCAGTGATCATGCTTATTGATAGGGATACGTCTTATCTTTACTTATTCCGTTACTATAATAATGGAGAAAAAGACCTCTTCCAAGCATGGACTAAATGGCAACTACCTGGCACTATTCAAAGTGCTAAGATCTTGAATGACTCAGTGGTGATTGTTTCTCAACATGAGGATGAGTATACCCTTGGTACCATCACCCTTGATGAGATACCCACAGGAGAGGTTGTAGCGGGCTCTAGTACTGTTAACGGTAATCCATGCCTAGATATGTTTACACGCCCAGTACAGCCTGCTGTAGGTGTCAATGCGGTGGTGTATGATGAACCGAATGATGTAACCAAGATCTACGTACCCTTTACACCATTCCAACAACGTGAAGCTGCAATGCTTCTTACTAAACCTTTAGCAGATATCGGTAACACTGCAGCATTGTTAGAGTCTGATGCTGGTTACTGGGCAGCAGCTACTGAACGTACTGAACCTGGAACTGGTTATCGTTACTTTGAAGTAAAAGGTAATTTTGTACCTTATGCTGATGGTATCGTTGTAGGTTATAACTATGAGTTTGATGTAACTCTACCTAAGTTTTACTTTAGACGTAACGAAACTTCTACCGATTTTACAGCAACACTAACTATATCTAGAGCTAAGTTCTCTGTTGGTAGGACAGGTGCTGTTACATTTAAGCTACGCTCTACTGGATCTAATGAGTGGTCTGATGTTCAACACGTAGCAGAAGCTAATTACTATGGATCAGATACTAATCCAGTTCAACCTGAACACCGCTTTATTGTACCTATCCACCAACGTAATACAAATTTTGAATTAAAAGTGACAAGTAATTTCCCATATCCTGTATCATTGGTTTCAATGATGTGGGAAGGTAACTATTCACCTCGTTTCTATAGGAGGACTTAACTATGGCAGCAGCAATATTCGCAGGCATTGGTGCTGCAACAGGTCTTTTTAGTGGCATCTTTGGTGCATCCCAAGCTTCTAAACAAAACGCAGCACAGGAAGCAGCTTATAAAAAGCAGGTTCAACAGCAAAAAGAAATTGCTAAGGCAACCAATAAGTATAACCGAGAAGTCTTTAGAGCTGATAAAGCTAATTACTACGCTCAACGTGATTACCAGTTTCAAATTGCTCAGCAAAACTGGCAACGTCAGAATGAAATCCAAGACTTTCAGTATCTCCAATCACTACGTCAATATCAGAAAGATATTCAGATTCGTGATCAACAACTGAATTTCAATGATCTAGCAGCTAAGCAAGCCTTTGCTAATGAGAGTGCAGCTCTTGCTGGTCTCTTTACTCAGCAGATGTTCTCTCGTGAAGATCAAATAATGGGTCTTCAAAAGACGTTGACTGAGAACGTGTTGAACCGTAGGACGACGCAATTGGAGATGCAAAGTGTTTCCAATAAAGGTATCTTTGGAGCCACTGAGATCCAAGAAAACCTGAAGGATTTTACACAACAAGTTGACTTTAAAAAGCAAAGTGCTCTTGTAGAGAACCTCCAAGCTCAAGGTCAAAATGAATTACGTCAAGCTGGTGGTTCAATGCGTAAAGGTGCTCAAGCAACCATGGCTGACTTCTACCGTGGTATGTCTGAGTTGACATCTACCTTGTCTGGTAGGCAACGTCAAGCAGCTTTGAAGATGGCTGAACTTGGTGTTGAGACTTCTATCCTTGAGAAGAAGCTTGGTATCCAAATGGAAAGCATTGATAATGCTGCTGCAAGTGCCGTCTCAGACGCTCAATTCAATATGCGTGTCTTGGATGCTGACATTGCTAGTGCTATCTCTCAATCAGAACGTAACATGCAACAAATTAGTTTGCAAAAATATGGTGCTGATTTGAATGCTGCTGCACAAGTGATGATTAAACCTGAACGGTTGTCTTATGCGCCACCTCCGACAATGGCACCTGAGCGTATCTTTGTTAAGCCTATGAAAGTTCTTCCCGGTGCTGTGGCTAAACCTGTTGAGCAAAGTGTCTGGGGTCCGTTGGTTAGTGGTGTTGGTGCTGCTGCTCAAGGCGCTATGCAAGTTGCTAATATCAACTATATGGGGAATCAACAGAGAACTCTTAGTACCGTTCAAAGTAACCTTTTCAACAATCCTTTTGGTTAACTAATGGCACGCTTAAGACACAACCCCACACGTCCTGATTCCGGGTTTAACCCTATTAGACTCGATAGGTCTGAGATCGCTCGAATGCGGGAAGAGACGGATAGAATTATCCGTAACATGGATAGGAATAGAATTGCCGAGTATGAACAAGGCAAGGCTAATCTCCAAGCACTAAGAGATAACGAGGAGTACACTCGAAGAGCAGAGCAGCGTAACTTTGATGTTCAACAACAGAACATGAAAGCTGAGCTTCTCCAAAATCAACTTGATGTTCAAACCTCCCAAAGACAAGCTGATGTAACTTCTCAAGCATCACAACAGATCTTTGGTAGCCTTGCTGGCTTCAGTAAAACTGCGGCTGATTTGACTGCTAAACGTGAAGTTGAGCAAGAGAAAAGGGATATCCAAGCAGGATATATTGCTGCTGTTGTTGATCCAGACTACGCTAAACAGGTTGAGTTTAAGAACCTTGAATCTCAAGTTCTACAGCAATCTGAGCTTTTTGAAGGTATTCTAAAAACACAAGAAGCAGAAGGTGCGGATCCTGAGGCAATTGCAACAGCTAGGTTTGGTAACCCAGCCTTAACCCATTTCTCCAACAAAGGTCAAGCTTCGGTTATCATATCTAATCAGGTACCTATTGTTGCTGAAGCATTGATGGGTTCTGACCTGACTATTGATTATAAAGGTCAGAAGGTTTCTCTTGCTAATGCACGTAGAGATCCTGAGTTGATGGATCGTGTCAACCTTCTTGCTCTACGTACTGTCCTTCAAAGGAATAACCTTGTTGGTCTTGAGGATCAATTCTTACTTCCTGGTTTGCAGGAGTTCGAGAAGTATCGTCAACTCCAACATGCTTCAGCTAAGAAGTTTAAGATTGAAGATACTTACGCACAACGTAATGATCTCATTGAGAGCACCCTTTATAATAACCCAGACGGTTTAGCTAGGTATGGTCCTACTGCATTCCGTCAGTGGGCAGCTGACCCTAACCTTGGATATAGTGGAGCACTTGATAAATACGAGAAGCTAGCTACTACTCGGGATCAAAACGGTAACCTCCGTTATTCCATGGAGGAACTAGCTGCACTGGATCTCAAAGGTAACGGTAGGACATTTGCTGAAGAGTGGCCAGGTCGTTTTGCTGATATGCAAGAAGCTCGGGTTAAATCACAACTTGAGTATGAAAAGCGTCAGCTTCAAATGGATGACCTTACTTTTACTAAAGACTCTGAGCGCATCCTTGAAGGTTTGACTCAAGACCCAACTCAATCTAATGCTGATGCTGCTGTTGAGTTCTTCCGTAATACATACGGTAAAGTACCAGCTGATATCCTAAGGTTCCAAGCTTCTTATACTGTTGAAGCTGTACAAAAAGCTGAGGGTATTAAAAAGCTAGAAGCTATTCCTGATGGTCTTATTACACGTGAAGCTGTTGCTGCTGCACAAGCCCTAGATCCTACAGTAGGTAGGGCATTGGCTGAGCGTTATAAAGCACAAGAAGCACGTTACAACCAAGGTATCTATAAAGAGACTGCTGAATCTTTCAAAGCTACTGCTAATGGTGTAACCTCTTTTGGTACTAACAAACCTAACACACCTTCTAGTGTCTTCCTTCAAGAACGTATGAAGGCTGAATACCGGGCACGTGTTGATCGGGCTGTAGCAGGTGGTATGGACTTCAACCAAGCTGCTACTACTATTGGTCAAGCTTTGGATGCAGAAGTAAAAGCAGGTGCTAGGGATCCCAATAGCCCTTGGTTCCGTAAACCTGATGCTCCTGGTGGTTCTGCAACATTCCCTAACCTTAATAAAGGTGCTCTGTCTGCTGTAGAACAGGCTAACCGTAGGTTCAGTGAACTACAAAAGAACATTCGACAGAATGGTTTGGAAAGGGTTATCAGCACTAAGAACTCTATTATCACTGCAGAAGAAGCTCCAGTAATTGCTAGGAATTACGGTAAACCTGGATTCACTATCCCTCAAGATGTGCTAGCTGTTGCCGGTATGTCTAATGGTTTAGACCCTATGGTTATTATTAACCGTCAATTTGCAGCTCTTGGTCTTCCTGCTTTGCAACCACCCCCGTCTCTACAGACTACTGGGCAAACAGTAAGCCCATCCTTCCAACGTCTTCTTTATAAGACACCTAGTGCTGATCGCTCTGCACGTGGTCTAGGTTCAGCTAATACGTTTAACCCAACCATTGTACCTAATAATCTTGGTATGGTTTATCAACAAGCTGGGCAAGCAGTAGGTGTAAATCCTGCATTCCTTGCAGCGTTGGGTGAAATTGAAAGTACACATAAAGCTGATAGTGTTAGCTATAATGGATCTTCCTTTGGTGTGATGCAGATCAATCGTAGGTCTCATCCTAACTTCTTTGCACAGAATGATTGGAAGAACCCACAAGCTAACATCACCTATGGTGCACAGTACTTCAAACAGATGCTTGATAGGTATAAGGATCCTGTAGCAGCTGCTATGGCATATAATGCAGGTCCTGGTAACTATGATGCTTATGTACGTGGTGAGATGCCTGACGGTCCTAAGAAGACTGAGATGATTAACCACGGTAAGAAGTTCACTAAAGCTTTGTATAAGTACGGTGGTTCTACAGCTTCACTTAATAACCCACATCTTATGCGTACAAGCAACAGTAACATGCGTCTTACTTCTAGCGCACTTAACTACATTGGTATGGATACAAGCGATGGTCCTGATGCTGGACGTAATGCTTGTGTCTGGGCGTTGAATAAAGTAATGCGTGCTGCTGGTATGGATGTACCTTGGGGTAATAGTCTTTATGTACCTGAGGTAAAGCGAGTCCTTGACGAACGTGGTAGACGTGTCTCTGGTCCTATGCCAGGAGCTATTGCTATCATGCAGGACAATCATCCAACTGACCCTTACCCTCATATCGGTATTGTTGGAGCAGATGGTATGATTATTAGTAACAGCACTTCACGTGCTAGGTTTGATTGGAAAGATACGCCACAAGCGTATGAACAAGCTTATGGTAGACCAAACCTTTATTACATGTTGAATTAAACTATGGAATACGATCCTACAGAGATGTTTAGGGTTGATCCAGGAGAGATGGAACTATCTGAGGAAGCACAAGCCCAGATGGAACTTGAGCGGCAATCTGAAGAGGCTGCTGCTCAAGCCGCTCAAATGGCAACTACTCCTACGGGAGGACAACCTGGACAAGCTCAAACCCCGCAACCCGCTACGGCTGGGATGCAACAAGAACAACAATTCCCGTGGCAACAAGGTTTTGATATTGGTGATGCTGCACGTCAAATAACAGAAGGTGCGATGACCGTACCAGCTGGTCTTGTTGATTTTGGTGTAGAAGCTATCAACAAAATTGCTGGTGTTAATGTACCTAAACCACCTGAGTTTCAAACTAAACATCTCCAAGCACTTCGAGAGATTGCATCAGTTGTAGCACCAACTATTATCCTTTCTAGGCTTGGTATCAGGGGTGGTACTGCAGCACATTCACGTATTGGCTGGTCTCTTGGTAATAATGCTTTCGTTAAAGCAGCTGGTGTACTGGGTGTTGAATCAGCAGCTGGTGTTGCCGTTGGTGCTGTTAGTAGCGAGTATGAGGAGGATAACCTAACTGGTACTCTTAAACAGAACTTCCCCAATACCTGGGATTTTATTCCTGATTCACTAGCTACACTTAAGGATGATCCACCGGACCTTAAGCGTAAGAAGAACATCTACGAAGATCTTGGTATGGGACCGTTTACGGCTCTTGCTGAGGGTGTCGTTAAGTTCACTGGAGCTATGGTTGATGCAGCAGCTTCTCTACGTCGCTCTAATCGTCTTGTAGGAGAGACACCCCAAGCACGTGCATGGCTCGAAGCTAATGCTCCCAAGCCCTCCTCTATGGACCCTGAAGATGCTATTACTGCATCTGCTATCAAACAAGAGGAAGCGTTGGATGAGGTAGGTTATTACAACCTTTCTGAAAGCCCCAACATGGATGTACCTCTTAAAGGTGTCCATGATCTCTTTGACTACACAGAACTTGGTGTACGTACTGTAGATGACTTCGGTGTAGTAGGTGCTGCTATCGACCAAGCACGTATCTCTAAAAACCTAGATACTGTCTACGGTCGTCTTGGTAATATGATCTCTGAACCTGCTCTTAAGTATGCACTGAAGAGTGGTGACAATGCTCAAGACATTGTTCTTGGTCTTGCTGATCAATTGCAGCAAGCAGGTCGTATTGGTATGGAAGGTGATGGTTGGAAGGTCACCTTTGATGATGTAATGGATGCTAACGAAGATCTGGCAATTCAATTGTTTGATCCTCGGATGAGTAAAGAAGAAGTACGTCAAGTCCTTGAACCATTCATTCTTCGTAGTGAAGATGGACGTGAAGTAATGGTTGAGGAAGGCTTCGCTATGGCTGCACGTGCATTGCGTGGGTTTGGTACTGAACTCACCAGTATGGACATTGGTCGTGCTCAATCGTTGCTTGCTGGTTCTCTGTCTGGACGTATCTCTGACCTTGCAGAAGGTGCACGTCTGATGGAAGGGTCTTCTGCTGTTGAAGCTGCTCAAGAAAAGATTATTGACTTGATGCAGTATGTCAATCAGTTGTCTGGTTCTGCTAAGTACTACAAGAACCGTAAGGCTAACCTGATCCAACTTGTTCAGAATGGTTTCCGTAACATTGAAGGTTACAACCTTGCTACTGTTGATGGAGCTGGTGATGTAGCTAATAAGATCTTCCAAGACTCCCAACGTTTCGCTGATACCTTGAGACAGATCTCTTTCAATCAACCTCGTTTGATGGATGAGTTCTTGTTCGCTTATGAACTTACCAATGGTGATATTGACACTATTGTTAAGATGAATAAGTGGATCTCTGAGATGACTACTGATCTTGGTAAAGGTCTTGTTAACCTTAACCCAGATGTACAGAACAAGCTTGTTGCTGGTGTGTGGTCTAACATCTTCAATAATATGTTGTCTGCCTTTAAGACACCTATTGAAGCTTTGGTTGGTAACTTTGGTGGTATCATCTCTCAACCTATCTCTCACTTTGCAGGTGCTGCAATGGCTGGAGATATGAAAGCTATTCAACGTGGTTGGATTGCTTACAGCTCTATTGGAGATACGTTGAAGAAAGCATTACCTTATGCTGGTGATGTCTTTATGCGTGCATCTAAAGAACCTAACTCTGTACGATCTGGTACACGTATCGACCTTCTGCTTTCACAAGAACGGGAGCTTGAATTCCTGAAGATGTCTGCACAACGTCAGGCACAGGAAGGTAACCATGGTCTTCAATACTTGGTTAACCAAATGGAGATGTTAAATGATCTTGGTAAGGATCCAGTATTGCGGTTTGGTGTTAATGCCATGACTGCAACTGATGGTCTTACTGGAGCATTTAATGCATCAGCTGAGGCACGCTTCCGTGCTATGGATGAACTTGTATCTTCTGGTAAGGAAGTAACTAAAGAGAACGTTAAACCTCTTGCTGATAAGTACTACAGCGAGATGTTTGGTGCTGATGGTCTTCTTAAAGATGAAGCTGTGCAATATGCTACAGCTGAAATGGCATTGAACATTGATAGCAATCTTGCTAAAGGTGTTACATCTTTGGTTAATACTATCCCTGGTCTACGTCCCTTCATGATGTTTCCTACCACTGGTATGAATTTAATTGATATGGGTGGTAAGTACGGACCTTGGATGCCATTCCAACGTGATGTTAACGAGCTAGCTTATGTCAAGCTGGATGATCTACTTAGCAACGAAGCACGTGTTGATGAACTGCTGCGTGCTCGTAACATTGATGTAGAGAACCTTGATACTATCGCTAAGCAAAACAAAATCGCTGACCTTAAGTACACCACAAGGGGGCGTAAAGCTCTCGGTGGTCTTGCTGTAACGGGAGCTATTAGTCTCGCTTTGAATGATCGTATCACAGGTGATGGTATCTACGACAAAGAGATCCAACGTGCTCGTGAAAAGAACTCCAATTGGAAACCTCGTAGCATCAAAGGTGCTGACGGTAAGTGGTATTCCTATGAAGCAATGGGACCTCTTGCAGATGCTATGGCTCTTGTAGCTAACATCGCAGATAACTTTGATATGCTTGGTGAAGCAGCTGTTGAACGTCTCTTTGAGAAAACAGCTTTTGTGATTGGTGCATCTATCACTGATCGTACTGCTTTGTCTACTATCAAACCATTGCTTGATATTGTTAGCGGTAACGAAGGTGCTTTGACTCGTTGGAGTGCTGGATTCCTTAACAGCCTTGGTCCCCTTGCTGGACAACGTGCTGAATGGTCTCGTATCTTTAGTGAAGGTTTGAGGGAAGTTGATAATGAGTTCTTCTCATTGATCTCTAACCGTAACAGCTACCTTGATATGTCTAACCGTCATCCCTATGTTTATAGTCCGGTGACTGGTGAGAAGGCTAATGGTTATGGTCTTCTGCAACGTATCTGGAATGCTTACAGCCCCATTAAGGTTCACGCTGAGCAATCACCTGAAGAACGCTTCCTTCAAGAGATGGAGTTCGATATCAACACTACCTTCCGTACCAAGGATGGTGTAAAACTTGAAGCAACTGAACGTTCTGAACTCTTCCGTCTTATGGGTACTGGTGGTCATTTCAAACGTGCTATCCAAGAGATTATGCGTGACGCTGGTGATTGGGATAGTATTGCTAAACTACGTGATGCACGTAGAAGTGGTTTGAAATCTGATCAGGTATCAATTAGAAAGTGGCATGATCTTTACACTAGGTTGTCTGAAGCACGTAGTGCTGCTGAGGAAATCGCTTATAGTGAGATGAGTGCTGAAATGTTTACTCAAATTGAATCTCGTCAAATTGAACGTGATTTGATTGAAGAGGCTAATATTGCTGGTGAAACACTTAATCCCGCCCTTTCAATTCGTAAGTAACAATTATGTCGTGCGCTGACGTACAAACAATTCAAGCGGGTAATGGGACTAAAACACAGTTCTCATTTGATTTCCCGTACATTTTTAAATCTGAAATCCACGTTTATTTCTGGAACGCTACAACTAAAGAATGGAACGAAAAGCTAACGACTGATGCTACCTACCCTTGGCAGGTAACTGATGCTAACCCCACCATTGTAGAGTTTACAGGTACTGCTCCACCGGCTCCTGCTGTACCTGTTGATCCTGGTGAACCTACTGTTGATAACGTTCGGATTCGTCGTATCACTAATATTGATGATATCCGAGCGTTGTTTAATCCAGGTTCTGCTATCCGTTCAGATGACCTTAATCGAAACTTTGAACAACTTCGTTATGCTATTCAAGAAGCTAACTGCCAAGGTATTCCCGATGATGTAGATGCTTACCTGAAAGAATACTATTGGGATCGTTTTGATAACACCCTTTATGACGGCAATACTTGGGTAAGTAATGATACCAAGATTGCTTCTACAGCTGCTATTGATGATCGAATTGATAGTAAAATTGATGCAGCTATTACTAGTGATATTGCTACCGATGGCACAGGTATCACTGTAACTGATGATGGTGATGGTACTATTACTCTTGGTATTGGTGCAGGTTCGGTTGATCTAGATCGCATTAAGGCTGAAGATATCATCACTTATGCTGAACAGGAAGCTGGTAGTCCTTCTTGGGACAGTGATAGTCGTATCCCTACTACTTATGCTGCTGCTCAACGGTTTGACACCTTGGTGCAGGCAAGCACTCCTGTGGGTTCTAACTGGGCTGTAGGTAAGACTTGGTTGCAGAATGACCAAGACCTTACAGTTTCTGTTTGGAATGGCTCAGCATGGCTTGCAGTAGCCTCTGGTGGTGCGTTCACTAACCAACCTAAGGTTGTTTATGTTGATGCAACTGCTGGTGATGATGGTAATGATGGTCACCGTATTAGTCGTCCCAAGCAAACCATTAAAGCTGCTATCAATCAGATCAATGCTGATGCAGCTTATGGTGATGGTAGTGTTGTTGTAGTTGCTCCTGGTGTCTATCAGGAAGTAGCTCCAATTGATATCACTAAAAAGGATGTGTCGATTATTGGTACAGCCCTTCGTAGTTGTATTATTCATCCTACACCAGCTACTGAAGAAAATTCACTGTTCCGTGTTAACAGTGGTACCTTCCTTCAAAACCTGACTTTAACTGGTGTTAAAGCTAGTGGTGTACGAGGTGCTGCAGGTTCTATTGATCCTGATGGTACTTATGGTCTACCTCCTAGCCAAGGTTGGAACGTTTCGTTCTACCCCGGAGCAATGATTTATAAGTCTCCTTATATTCAAAACTGCACTAACTTCTCTGACTCTGAGATTGATAATGCTAACTTGAATGCACACACCCCTGCTGGTGGTAGTGCTGGAGACACTGATTCTGCACCAACTGGTGGTGGTCTTTTGATTGATGGTTCTGTTGTTAATAGCAACAGCCCACTTCGTTCTATGGTGTGTGATAGCTACACCCATGTTGGTCTTGATGGTCCTGGTATCCTTGTTACTAACAATGGTTATTGTCAAGCAACAAGTAGCTATGCATTCTTTAACCACTATCACATTAAGTGTTTAAATGGTGGTCAAGCTAACCTTGCTGCTTCTACTACTGACTTTGGTCGTTATGGTTTGATTGCTGATGGTCGTTCGACTACTGCAATCTTTACAGCCACAACAACTGCTAATGCAGCTGATCAAGCTATTACCTTTACCATTGGTGCTCCGGTTGCTGGCGCTAACTGGCATGGTAGTGCTACACGTCCACAAGGTAATATGCTTGTAGACATCGGTGGTAATACTTACCCAATCTTGTCTGCTACTGCTAATGGTGCTGGATGGGATGTTACTATTAGTCGCCCCAACCCTGCTGATAGAACTCAGAACCTTGGTCTTGATGGTGCTGTTGCTAGTGGCTCTGCTGTTAGCTTCTACCTACGTTCTATGGTTGCCTCTAGTGGTCATACCATGGAGTACTGTGGTTCTGGCACTAACTACTCTGCACTACCTGAGAACGGTGGTGTACCCGTTGATGCTGCTCAAATTGTTGAGTTGAATGACGGTAAGATTTGGACTGCTATTACTGATCAAAACGGTAAGTTTAAACTAGGTAACTTCTTTGTTGTTGATCAGCAAAGTAATAGTCTTTCTGTTGCTGTTGGTTCATTCCCACTTGATTTGTCTACACTTGCTGTTGATCCTAGTGGTAATGCTCTTCTTGGTGCTAACCTTGATTTGAATGGTAATAGTTTGCTAGATGGTACTGGTAATGTCAGCATTAATGATGTGCTGACTATGAACAGCAATAAGATCATTAATGTTGCTGAACCTTCTAGTGCTCAAGATGCTGCAACAAAGAACTACGTTGATACTACTACAGTAAGCCTTAATGGCGATACTATGACTGGGGCTCTTGGAGTTCCTGTAGGTAGTGCTGCATCACCGTCCATTTACTTTGACGCTAATACGGGCATCTACAGCCCCGGCGCAGATCAACTAGCCCTGAGCACTAATGGCACTGGGCGGTTGTTTGTTGATGCGAGTGGGAACGTTGGTGTAGGAAAGGCGATTCCAGCAGTATTGTTACATCTCGAAAGCGCTTCCCCAGCAATTAGGTTTACCGACAGTGATGCTGCTGGAACACCTGATTGCCAAATCTCTGGTGCTGGTGGTGATTTATTGCTTGAAGCCGACCGTGATAACGAAAAAAGTGATTCGCTCATTAGATTTGCGATTGATGGCACCGAACGCCTGCGCATCACCCCGACAGGGCTCGTAGGCATAGGGACCAGTTCGCCCCTTGGTATATGCCACGCCTCAACTTCCAGTAGCTCGGTGTATTCGTCTGCGAATATGCTTGCAACAACCTCTACGCTGCGAGCCTCAAATACAAATACGACTGCAGGAGTTGATTCGGGCATAACTTTTGAAGCCACAGGAGATGGCGCTCAACCTGCTCAAGGTGCCATTCGGTTGGTTCATACTGGTAGTGGAGCTGGAGCCCTAACACTTGGAACAAAAAGGGGAGGCACATCTAGTGTTATTGAAGCAGTAAGAATTGATTCCGCAGGCCGTGTAGGGATTGGCACCTCGAGCGTTCTTACTGATCTGCATTTACATGGTTCCACGTCTGGTACTGGTCCTATTTTAAATCTCACTAACGACACAGGCGACTGCAGGATCTTCTTTGGGCAAAACACTTCCGCAGGTAGTGCTAACGCAGCAGGACAAATCCGATACAGCGTTGCCAACAACACATTGGCCTTTTATACCAACCTAAACGAACGCTTCAGGTGCGATAGTTCAGGACGCCTTTTAGTTGGCACGTCTAGTGAGTCTGCAGGTGTTGCAGCGTCTTTCCAGGGCAGTTCAAGCTCAGCTTCTGGTCCGGGAATTGTGTCAATAAAAACTGGAACAACAAATCCGACTTCAGGCAATGTTCTTGGTTATTTGCAATTCCGTGATGCTGCGTCGCAGAACGGTGCGCAAATCATCGCAGTTGCCGATGGAAATTGGGCAACAGGAGATGGTCCTACAAGATTGATCTTCTCCACTGCTGCGGATGGAGCAGCAAGCCCTACAGCTAGAGCAACCATCGACAGCTCCGGCAGGCTCTTAGTTGGTACGTCTAGTGCGCGTAGCAATCTTTATTCAGGAGGCCTTGCGCCATCGGTACTACTAGAAGGGACAAACGGACCAACGAGTAACTCTAGTATCATAAGAAATAGCGCTGATGCTTCTAGTGGCGCTCTTGTACTTGCAAAATCAAGAGGAACAAGTAATGGATCAAATACTCTAGTTCAGAATGGCGACAGTTATGGAGTAATCTCCTTTCAAGGAAGCGACGGAACAAACTTTGTAGACTCTTGTCGTGTTGCAGCACAATGCGACGGCACCCCCGGCGCTAATGACATGCCAGGCCGCCTCGTATTTTCTACAACGGCGGATGGGGCGTCTTCTCCGACAACACGTATTACACTTAAGTCTGATGGTCGTTGTGTTTTTAGCACTGCGCCCGACACAACAATTAGCAGGGCCGCTGGTGGCGTACCTCCCATACTTACAAACTCCTCGTCATCTAGCGTAAACGCTGGTATTGAAATTGCAACCGACTCTACAGCGACAAGGTATTGTCAGATATTTACCATTGCCACCAGCGTAGTTGGGAGCATTACTACGAGTGGTTCCGCCACCGCCTACAACACCTCATCTGACTATCGCCTCAAGGAAAATGTCACCGCTGTCACTGACGGCATCACCCGCCTGCAGCAACTGAAGCCCAGCCGTTTCAACTTCATCGCGGATCCCACCAAGACTGTTGATGGTTTCCTGGCTCATGAGGTGCAGAACATTGTTCCTGAAGCCATCACTGGCGAGAAGGATGCAGTGGACGATGAGGGCAATCCTGAATACCAAGGCATCGACCAATCCAAGTTGGTGCCGCTGCTGACTGCTGCGTTGCAGGAAGCTGTTGCCAAGATCGAAAGTCTTGAGGCTCGTTTAACTGCGGCAGGCATCTAAGTCCCCTTCTCTACTCACCTACACATAGGCACTCCAATGCGGGGTGCCTTTTCTTTTATCTATACAACAACAACAATCATGACTACCCCTGGTATTGATTTTCCTTTCACCGTAATCGACATCGCTAACATGGAGCGTACTGTCTCCGATGGTATTGTCTACACGGTTCACTACACTATTACTCGTTATAAGGATGGTGAACAAGCCGGTGCCTATGGGTCTCTTGGCTTTGAAGCCCCTGAACCCATCGAGTCTGCCATCCCTTATGCCACCCTCACTAAAGAAACAGTAGTGCAGTGGGTGCGTGATCAACTCACGGAAGAGAAAGTCACTGAAATCGAAGAAGCACTTGATGCACAGATTGCTGAAAAGCTTGCTCCTACTAAAGCTGCAGGTATCCCCTGGGCTTGATACACCTTACCTATAGGTAAACCAAATGATTACCATCCTTGGCATTAAAGTGTCCTACGAGGCACTTGCATTCTTTGCACTGTTTATTGGTTCCGAGATTATTGGTGCCTCTAAATTGCGTGAAAACAGCATCGTACAAGTACTGCTGCGTGGTGTGGAAGCAATCAAACCTCACCGCACTGAAGACGACAAGATTCAATCAATTAAGGATACATTTCAAAAATGAGTATCAAGCTTCTTGATGTTATCAAAAACTACAAGGGGCTACCTCATCAAAAGCAAGCCATTGAGGCTCTAGAGCGTCTTCTGGGGTCTTATGGCTTGTCTGATGATGCGGAGTGGGTAAAGCTGTGGCGTCTTCCTACTCCTGTAGCTCCTCAACAATTTACTAATACTTGGGAAGGCATTGAAGCTGCAGCTAAGGCAGCCGGTGCTAAGTTCCCAGAAGTAGTCGCTGCACAATGGGCACTAGAGAGTGCATTTGGTACAGCACTATCCGGTAAGAATAACTTCTTTGGTATTAAAGGTACTGGTACTGTTAAGACCACCTGGGAAGATTATGGTAATGGTCCTGTGACTATTAAAGCTTCCTTCAAAGACTTCGCTACTCCATACGACTGTGTAGATCACCTTGTCACACAGTGGTACAAAGATTACAAAGGCTATAAAGGCGTCAACCGAGCCACCTCTCGTGAAGATTGTGCATACCTCCTTAAGAAAGAAGGTTACGCCACAGATCCAGTCTATGCACAGAAACTCATTCGGTTGATGGAGCAGCATGATTGAAGCAGGAGTAGCAGCAGGCATAGCTCTCTTTACAGCTATTGTGTCTGTCCATAATAGACTTTACACTAAAATCGGTGAAGTCGATAAACGTGTAGATCAGATAGAGCTACGTGTTGCTGAACACTACGTTCAAAAACAAGAACTTTCAGTGGCTCTTCAAAAGATGGAGGATCACATGATTCGCATCGAAAATAAATTAGACCAAATCGTACTAAGAAATGGCTAAGAAAAAAGCTAGCGAGGATATGTTTAACGAGTTACATAACCTCGTTACTACTGAGTTCCTTGCACGTATTAAAAGTGGTGAAGCCAGTACACAAGACCTTAAAGCAGCTTGTGATTGGCTTGCTAAAAATGATATCAATGGGGTAGCTCTTGAGGGCTCCCCTCTTGATAAACTGGCTAATGTATTACCTAAAGTAGATCCTGAACTTGTTCAACGGAGGCTTTATGGGCCGAAAGTCTAAATACAGTGGACCTAAGTACGCTAATGGTAACTATAAATCTTACCAAAAGGCGTATGACTCCTCCGAGCTTCAAATCAGAAAGCGTTCTAACCTAAACAAAGAAAATCGCAAACGTGGTACCTACGGTAACGGAGATGGTAAAGATGTATCTCACAAGAAAGATGGGTCTACCGTATTGGAAAAAGCCTCAAAGAACCGTGCACGTGTTGGTAAAGCTAGAAAAGCATGACACCTCTTCTGCCTAGTCCTGATCACTACCTTCAAAACCTAATAACCATGACAAGTCCCGAAGCAAAACGCCTTTGGAGGCGTGCTATTAAAGAGCACTTTGATTGTCAATGTGTCTATTGTGGAGAAATTTATGAACTACATGAACTTACTTTGGATCACGTTCGTCCTCGCTGCTTTGGAGGCGAAGACCTTACATCAAATCTTGTACCCTCATGTTGGAAGTGTAATCAGGCTAAAGGCAGTAACAATTGGCTCACGTGGATGAGACAAACGTTTGGCGTTACACCTAGAGAACATCTTATCTTATCGCATATTAAGTAAATGGACAAGGAACTAGCTCAACTAGAAGAATGGGCTGTAAATCTAATTAATGATTACGAGAGCACCTTAAAGGCTTCTAAGGCTAAAGGAGAGAGAGTTAGTCAAACTGAATTTAAACGTATTGGCCGTTTTTCTGGTGAGCTAGTCGCTAATCCTGAGGCTTATGGTGAGCTTTTAGATATGGCTAGATCTAAAAACCTTACCGGAAAAGAATTAGTTCAATCTATCCGTAGTATTGAAGCTAATCTTTTAGACGAAAGTAGTCGTGGTACTGCTACATCACGTAAGCAAATGATGTCTGATGTAATTCATCATTTGTTCGCTCAGCGTACTGGTGGTGACACCCTACGCAAATTGTCTCAAGCAGAACGTGGCGAAGCGAGGACTATTTTACGTGATTCATTTGGTCGTTGGGGTAACGTACCTGAAAATTTGCTCAGCCTTTTTCGATCTTGGCACTTGTCTGGTGATGAGCTGAAGGGACTCGAAGGAGAAGCATTACAAGAATTAGGCGTTACAAAAGCTGGGCAATTAAGTACTACAAAAGCTCATACTACAGCTCCTGTTAGTAAATTAATTACTGGTACACATGATGTAAGTACTGGTAAAGAGGCTGCTCAATTAATGGCTCCTCAGTTTGAACTCCAACGTAAAGAAGGTTTAGCAGCTATTGAAGAGTCTAAACCTCTTATGGAAGCGTTAAATAAAATTGCCGGATCAGAATATAGTACTGCTATGACGGCTGAAGAATTGGCTGTACGTCGAAATATTCTTTCAGCTAATCCTGAGCAAGTTAAAGCTGCTATTCAACAGTATACCTCTCCTTTTATTTTTAAAGGCGGTAAGGCAGTTCTCAGTGCACTACCTTTTGGGGCAGCTGTTACAGTTGGTCTAGGTGCTTTAGACGTTGCTCAAGCAGCTGAGGGTATTTCTTCCGTACAACAAGCTACTTCTACACCTGAAGCTGTAGCCGGTGGGTTAGAAGCTGTGTCTGGTGGTCTCGGTTTAGCTGCTACTAAAGTACCCGCACTTGCTGCTCCTGCTATGGTTGCTGGTGTAACAGCTGGAGCTATCCGTATGCGTATGGAGCGTGATGTTCAACGTGAACGGGAACAACAAGTAATGGCAGGTGAAGTTAGCCGTTATGGTCCAGCTGTAACTGAAACTCCTAAGCTTACTAAACCTATGTCAGCATATCAACTTCGTAGGAAAGCCCGTACTGGCCGCTATACGGCCCTTTAACACCCCTCTACTCCCCCTTACGCTAGATTGTACCTATGACCACCCCAATCATTGTTACAGGACCACAGAGAGCAGGCTCACGCATCGCTAGTTACATCCTTGCTCAAGAGATTGGAGGTGTGTTCGTTGATGAGCTTGACTACCGCTTGCCTTTACCACCTAATGCGGTTGTTCAAGCTCCCTTTCTTTTAAAAGCAGTCGTCGAGCTATCACACATTATACCTAACGTTAAATTTGCGTTCATGCACCGTCCTATTAAAGACATTGTAAAAAGCATGGAACGTATTCAATGGTACCAAGATTACACAACTGATCCTGACTTTTACCTTAACTACGTTAAACATTGCTACGAATACATTGATCTACTAAAGCGGACGCTACGGAAAGATCAATGGTTTGATATACAATACGACTCCCTTAAAACACACCCATTGTTTGTCCAGGATAGAACTGGATTTACTGTTAAACAACATTTACCTAACACCCCTAACGGACCAGCTACGTGGAGAAACGATGAATACATTAGAACTCTTGAAAGATGATTTTAAACTTTTCCTTCAAGCCCTATGGGATCAGCTAGAGCTTCCATCCCCCACACGTGCTCAATACGCTATTGCTGACTACCTTCAATACGGTCCTAAGCGTCTACAGATCCAAGCGTTCCGAGGAGTAGGTAAATCGTGGATTACTGGAGCGTTCGTTCTTTGGACGCTCTTTAAAGATAACGAGAAGAAGATCATGATTATCTCCGCTTCTAAGGAGCGTGCTGATAATATGTCTATCTTCCTTCAGAAGCTTATTATCGAGACCCCGTGGCTAACACATATGCAACCAAAGAGTGATAGTGCTCGGTGGTCTCGTATTTCTTTTGATATTAACTGTCCTCCTCACCAGGCTCCGTCCGTAAAGAGTGTTGGTATCACAGGTCAGCTAACTGGTAGCCGTGCAGACCTCATGATCCTAGACGATATTGAGGTACCTGGCAACAGTATGACCGAAATGATGAGGGAGAAACTCCTTCAACTTTGTACGGAAGCTGAATCTATCCTTACACCAAAGGATGACAGTCGTATTATGTACCTTGGTACACCTCAAACCGTCTTTACCATCTATCGTAAGTTAGCAGAACGTAACTACCGACCTTTTGTTTGGCCTTCTAGGTATCCTCGTAAGCTATCCCAATATGAGGGACTGTTGGCTCCTCAACTTCAAGAAGACATTGATAACGGGGCTGAAGCTTGGGATGTTACTGACCCTGATCGCTTTGATAATGAAGACCTTATCGAACGTGAAGCATCAATGGGTCGTAGCAACTTCATGTTGCAGTTTATGCTAGACACAAGCTTAAGTGATGCTGAGAAGTTTCCACTTAAGATGCAAGACCTTGTTATTACAGCAGTTAATCCTACTAAAGCACCCGATAGCGTTATTTGGTGCTCTGATCCACGTAATGTTATCCGAGAACTCCCAACCGTAGGACTACCCGGTGACTACTTTTACTCACCTATGCAGTTACAAGGTGATTGGGGTCCATACCAAGAAACTATCTGCTCCGTAGACCCATCAGGTAGAGGTAGTGATGAAACAGCAGCTTGTTTTATCTCTCAACGAAACGGTTTTCTTTACCTACATGAAGTAAGAGCATACCGGGATGGTTATAGCGACTCTACACTTCTAGATATTCTTAAAGGTTGTAAGAAGTATAACGTTACTAAACTAGTCGTTGAGACTAACTTTGGTGATGGTATCGTAGCTGAACTCTTTAAAAAACACCTCCAACAGACACAACAAGGTATCGACGTAGAAGAGGTACGTGCTAATGTCAGAAAAGAAGACCGTATTATTGATACCCTTGAGCCTGTCCTTAATCAACATCGCCTTATTGTTGATAAGTCTGTGGTGGAATGGGACTACAACTCGAATAAGGAAGCCCCACCCGAAGCTAGACTCCTTTATATGCTGTTCTACCAGATGTCAAGGATGTGTCGGGAGAAAGGTGCCGTAAAACATGACGACAGATTAGACGCCCTAGCACAAGGTGTTAAATACTTCACAGATGCTCTTGCTATTTCAGCTCAAGAAGTAGTCAAAGAACGTAAACGTGAAGAATGGAACGACATGCTTACCGCCTTTATGGACGACCCACAAAGTGAGACAAATCATATAGTACTTGGTATGTCTTTAGACCAAAAAAGACAAGCTAGAGGAGGTGGTAAAAACTCCATTCCGACGTGGGTTTAAGACACAAATAAGACTCAATAAGACACAAGTCATATCAAGGAGTTTGAACATCACCCATGTAGAGGGGGGAGAGAAGGGTGGACTCAAGCCCCGGGGGAAGAATCGAGACAAGCTCTATTCTTCCCTTTTTCCTAATGATCAGTGAGGAGGAGCAAAGACAAAGATCTCCCTCTTAGATCATTCTATTAACTACTTTCTTTTTACTTACTGAGTACTATTCCTCTCGACCACAGCGAAGCGTGGGAGGATGTAGAGAGTATACCACTACCACCACCTTACCTACCACCAATAAATGACTACACACACAGTTAACCTTATCCACATCACCCCCGATGCTGAAGATCTAATTAGTTACATGGCTAGGGTGTCTAACCCTTCCAATCAAACAAACACTAAGACTAGTGCTAAACTAATTAAGTATCTTATTGATCATCAACATTGGTCGCCCTTTGAAATGGTAAACATGTGTGTCTCTATTGACACCACTAGGAGTGTAGCAGCACAGATCCTTAGGCATCGTAGCTTCTCCTTCCAGGAGTTCAGTCAACGATACGCTAAGGTAGAGAAACAAGCACAAGTACCTGAACTACGTAGACAAGATACAAAGAACCGACAGAATAGTATTGATGATCTAGATGAAACAGTAAAGAGAAATCTATCCTATGAGATCTATAAACTCTATGGTGATTGTTATCGGGTCTATCAAGATCTCCTTGATGCTGGGGTAGCTAAGGAGTGTGCAAGAGAAGTACTCCCAATGGCAGCACCAACTAAACTCTACATGAATGGTACAATTAGGTCTTGGTTGCATTACTGTGACCTCCGTACCTCTAATGGTACACAAAAAGAACACGCACAGATAGCAGCACAAGTACAAGACATTCTCTATTCGCAATTACCAAATGTTTGTGAGGCGATGTGGAACAAAAACTTAAACGAGGCGTAGCCGAGCTACACCTAGCTGAGTTTAAAGCACTCTATAAAGCCTGGAAGACAGGTGTTCCTTGGTTGGATCACCTTCTTCTAGGTATTCTAGTGTGGTTGGAACAAAAATTAATTGATAATCGGGTAAAAACCGAGGTCGATGAAGCGATTAAGACGTGGGAAACGCTTCATAAGGATGAAATAATGTCTCCAGTGTACACAGAAACCCCGTCAGAGACCTCTACAAGGCTCCCTGAGATGCGTATTACCTCTGCTTGGTATACTGACACCATTAACGAGCCAAAGGGGCGTTAAGGGGGCGTTAAAGGGGGTCCTAAATTTTTACCATAAATTTCTGAAGCCTTATATCATATAACGCTACCGTTATAACCCCCCATAGGGGTACCACAATATCGTAATATGTGCCGCTCGGCTACGCCTCGCTTCCTTTACACATGTGTTGATAATGATTATCACGATCATCATGTGCGGTGAGGGAGCGAGCGAAGCGAGCGGGAATGATTCTCAGTGTTGAGATAATCTATGGGTGTATATAACACTATCGTTATATGTGCATATGCTTTTATGCGCATAAAAACAAACACATCTGTCTGCCGATTATAAATATATCTGCTCGCGCCGCTCACTTCGTTCGCTCTTCGCTCGCACCGATAAGCGCAACTAATGCATAGTAGACACATGACAAAGCAGCACACACCCGCTTGCAAACGGTGCAACGCCGTGCCATACTACGTATGTAACTGAGACACACACATGACTGTCACCCTCACTTCTAACTACCGCGAGATGCTCAACTCTACCACTGTTGAGAAGATCGACGAGCTAATTGATGAGTCTTATGATCTAGATGCAATGCTCACTTTTATTGATGAGTATAACGAAGCTGCATTCGTTGAGCATTACGAAGAGTATGTGCGTTGTGGTGAAGCTATCGGCTTCGAGGCAGTTGATGCATTAGCTAGCGAGCTTGGTATTGATTACATCACCGACTGTGATGAGCGTTACCAAGGTTTCTATCGCGATGCTGCACAGTTTGCAGAGCAGTGGTATACTGAGGTGAACAATGCTTACATTCCTGATGATGTTGTTGTTGATTGGGAAGCAACCTGGGAGCGTAACTTACGTTATGACTTCACCGAATGTAGCGACGGTTCAACCTATCGTCCTATCCACATCTTCGCTGATAACTGAGGTTAACCTATGCAACGACAGAAACTAAAGGATGTCACATTCACGCTCAACGCTAAACCAATGCGTACGCTCTTGTGGTGTGACAAGGTACCAAAGGGTAAGCGTAACAAACCTGCTAAGATTAACGGCATTCAGCATCATGAAATCAGTGATAGCGTAGAGCATGTGTACTATCAACCACTCAACTAAGTGGCACACTACCACTTGCAAAACGCCTCAAGCTGTGCCATACTACATATGTCGGTGAGGGAAGCAAGAGCATCACCGCTCACAGCCACCTCACAAGCTGTCCACCTCACCACCCAAACCGCCTCACCACCTGCTATCATTAGTTCATGACTGACACGCTCAACCGCTCCCATCTCATCTCTGCTCTTTATCACGAGTATCAGTTTCTATGCCATGACGACTTCGATCCTGAGGTTGATCCTACTCCTGACGAGTACTTGCTGATGCTTCAACATCTCAGCGATGCCGAGCTTGTCAACGAGGCAAGTGCCGATGACTTAGACGAGTTCATTCGCCACTGGCTTTGACTGTTACACTAAGGCTAACTTGTTAGCTTTTCTGTAGCACTCAACAGCTACACCAATCCACTTACTTTCTTTTTAGATGTTTAACACCATCGTTCCTGTTCGTTCTTCTGATGCTGTATATTTCATGACTGCCAATCCTTTGACTGGTGTCGTTAACGTTACCTTCAAAGGTGGCAACAGCTACAAGTATAGCGGTGTTAGCCGTCGTGCTATCCTCAACCTTCTTGCCAATCCTAACATGTCTCTTGGCTTCTGGGTTAACGCTAACTGTGTGAATACTAAGCGTGCTAGTGTTGACTTCCGCTATGCAATTGCTGTCTGATAGTTGACAGTTACACTAAGCCACTTCGGTGGTTTTCTGTAGCTCTCACAGCTACGTTTCACATTCACACACGTTTAACATGTTCTTCCAACCTTCCAACTTCACCTCTTCCAACATTCGTTCTATCCGTCTCAATCCTTCTACTAACCAAGTGATTGTTCAATTCCTCAACAACGCTAAGACTTACCTGTACGATAACGTCAACGCTAACGCAATGACTGAGTTCTTCTTTGGTGATTATGAGTCGGTTGGTAAGTTTGTGAACGCTTACTGTAAGGGTAATCGTTACACTGTGATTGGTTGATCTTCTGTAGATTATACTAAAGCCTACGGGCTTTTCTATAGTCCTCAGTGGCTATGTCCTTTGCTTTTAACTAATGCTGTTCTACACTGAAGAACTTACCAAAGCTCTTGAAGAACGTTTCGATGACATAGACGAAATCTACGATATTGCCAACCATGGTTGTGCCATTGGTGTGTCTGGTTTTGTATATTATCACGGGACAACTAAGTTCTTCCATGAGTTTGAAGATGACGTGGAAGATGTATGTCATGACACACTTGGTGAAGACTTTATGGAGCAACTCTCCAAAGGTACGACTAGCATTGCCAACCTCATTCAGGTGATGGTTTGGCATACTATCGAGACGTATTGTCAACGAGTTATGAATGATGAAGAGGAGGCAAAGTACGCCTAATAGCTAACCCAAACGGGAATCACATTCATACTATCAAGGACGCAGCTAATGATTAGCAACACGTGCTACGAGTTAATCAACACATCACACGATCTCATCAAGTATTGGAAGCGTATCCTAGCTAACCCTGAGCTAGTGTTGTCTACTGTTGATCCATGGCATGAGTATCGTGAGAACCACGTAGATTACTATAGGTATCTTGCGTGGGCTGAAGATTACAATCAAAGTGAGGAGAATTATTAAATGATTAGTCAAGAAAATCGAGAGTTTGTTAACTTCTTGTTTGACAAACTTGTGTCTACTGTTGACACTGATATGATAGACTTGCATGACGATGATTCATGCTGTGATCACATTAACTTTGAACAACTAACTCTTCTTGATGACTGAATCTAACATCATCCTTGCTATTATCGGCTGTGTAGGCTTGTTGTCTACACTAGCTGTATATAGCCGAGCAAACACTGCATCTATTCGTTACGAGCGTTCACGTACTAAATGACTAAATCTAAAGAGTGGCTGATCTTTAACGCTGTTAAATGTTGGCTACATTATTGTGCAAACACAACAGAATACACTGATGAATATTACAAACTACGTGATGAATACGAGGCACTTATCAACAAGAATAATGAGGAGGTAGACAACATCAAGGACGCAGCTCCTAAACCACGTGCAACACGTAAACGTCCGTACGCTAAGTAATCCTTATGAGTCAACCACGTCTATACGAGGTGACCCTTAGTTCAGGTACCATACACTTATTGGCACCCGATTCTGAAACTGCTGCATGGATAGCTTTAGAATTGTCCCGTGAACAAGATGATGAACTAATCAATGTGAGGCAAGCTGATGAGTGGTAAACCGTATTTCCCAAACAACTGGCAAGAATACAAAGATGCTCCTGATGATGCATTCATCCCGCATACATTTGAGGAGATCATGTCTTGGAAGGTAGCAGGTTGGGAGCTACCAGCTTCTGTGTGTTGTATCATCCGAGCTACTACACCAAAAGGTAAAATCAAAGAGTATGTCTATCAAAAGCGTCATGCTGCTGAACAAAAGGTAGCAGCGTTGATGGACGAAGGTGCAGAGTTTGTTGTCTGCACTGATGAACAAATCCATTTTATTTCCTACGATCACGAGAACGAAGATGAGTCTGATTACGAGTGAACAATTCGATGAGCTTGCTGAGGACTATCCTGAGCTTGCACAGTTGATTCACATTCACGACGTTAAGGAGGATTGTATTGACGACACAAGCCGAGATTGATGCACAGATTGCGTTCGAGCGTGAAGCTATCTCACAGGGGCTACAGAAGCTACGTAAGAACACAAACGACTTAGAAGATAAGAGCTACGCTTCAGCTAGTGTATACGGTAACTCATCTATTGATGCACTGCTACCTAAGCTTTCTGAGTACATCGAAGAGACAACACATGATAGGTTGAAGCGTGGTACAGGGCATCAATTTCAACTCATTAAAACTTATGTAACACGTCTTGAGTCATCAGCATCTGCTGCCATTGCGTTAAAGATTACCTTTGATAAGGTATTCTCATACAAAGATAAAGCCAATCAACTTGTTAACGTTTGTGATGCCATAGGTAAAGCGGTTGAGGATGAGTGTCAAATCAGGCACTACGAAACTCATGCACCTGGGTTACTTGCTACGTTAAAGAAGAACTACTGGCATAAATCTATTGGTACCCAGCAAAAGATGGTGGTTATCCGTACCCTCATGAACCGCTACAACGTCAAGAAGTGGGAGTGTTGGGGGCGTGATAATCGCGTTAAGTTAGGTGCTTGGCTGCTAGATTGCATCATGGTGACTAGTGGTTGGTTTGAGAAGTTCATGCAACAAGAGGGCAAAAGCAAGGTACACTATGTCGTACCAAGTGCTCTTTTCATGGACATCAAGGACGCACTGATGAAAGAGGCTGAACTATTTAGTCCTCTTGCATGGCCAATGCTTATACCTCCAAATGATTGGACTAATGAGCAAGCTGGTGGGTACCTGCTGAACGAGGTGATGAGGGGTCATGATCTGGTGCGTCGTGGACATCACCCATGTATACAGGGGGAGAAACCACTGGAGTTTTTGAACAAGATCCAGAAGGTAGCCTACTGTTTAAATCCCTTCATTGTAGAAGTAGCTGAGAAGTTAGATGAGAAAGGAATTCAAGTAGGTAAATTTCTACCTATAATAGAACATCCTTTACCACCTAAACCTGTAGACATTGCAGAGAATGCAGAGTCTAGAAAGAGCTACAGAAGAGAGGCAGCTGAAGTAAGAAATAGACAAGCTCAAGAGTTTAGAAAGTCATGTAGAACTCGCATGACAATGGAAGCAGTAAAGAGGTTTAAGGATAAAGAGAAGTTTTATATTCCGTGGTCTTTTGACTATAGAGGTAGAGCTTATCCTATACCTGCTTTCTTAACTCCTCAAGATACAGACTTTGGAAAAAGTTTATTGAGAAGTTATGAAGAAGCCTACATGACTCCTGAAGCTGAGGACTGGTTAGCCTTTCAAGTAGCTACTACATGGGGTCTTGATAAAGCACCTATGAAGGAGCGACTGGAGTGGGTAGCTAACAATATCACATTCATCAGCCAACTAGCATTAGATCCTATTGGGCGTCTACCTGACTGGGAGCAAGCTGATGAGCCTTGGCAATTCTTAGCAGCTTGTGAGGAGTACTACCATTGTGTCGTAGTTTGTGACAGACAGTTCACTGGATTGTTTGTCGCTACAGATGCTACGTGTAGTGGTCTTCAGATCCTAGCAGGATTAGCAAGAGATAAGTCTACTGCTCAGCTTGTTAATGTCTTACCTAGTGATAAACCACAGGATGCATACAAGGTAGTAGCTGAGACTGCTAAGCCTTATTGTCCTGCTTCTATTCAACCTCACATCGACAGAAAGACGGTCAAACGAGTAGTCATGACCGTACCTTACAATGCTAAACCTTATTCCAATCGTGGGTATATCAAGGACGCACTAAAAGAAAAGGGTATTGAGATTGATAAGGATGATCTCACCAAGACTGTTACAGCAGTTAGAGACGCAATGAACGTTGTTGTTCCTGGTCCTATGGCTGTGATGGATTGGATTGAGAAGGAAGTCGGTAAGGCTATTGATAGCGGTAAGGAGTCGTTGACTTGGACTACACCATCAGGGTTTGTCGTTACTCAACGTCTAATGAAGAAACGTACAATGGATCTGCAGCTACAGCTGTTGGGTCGTTGTAAGGTACGTGTCGCTGTTGAGGATGACGATAAGGTGGACAAGCTACACCACAAGAATGCAACTGCTCCTAATCTTATCCACAGCCTAGATGCAAGCTTGTTACATTTGTCTACCCTACGCTTCAATGCCCCTGTTGCTTTAATCCACGATTCAGTATTGTGTCGTGCTACTGATATGTCTACTCTCAGTACACTTGTGAGAGAGACCTACATGCACCTATTTGCGGAGCATGATTACTTGAATGACTTCGCCCAACAGATTGGGGCGGAGACTGATCCACCGATCATCGGAGACTTAGAACCTGAGTCCGTGATCGAATCCACCTACTTTTTTTGTTAATGGCACAAACCATCCACGTTACCCAACAGCCTGTTGTCCTTGAAGGTTATCAGGCTGTACTGAAGCCCAGCAAGTTCGGTTACTCGCTTGGTGCTATTGTTGATCAAGGACTCATTGATAAGCTTGAAGAGGATCGTGCTGATACTCTCAAGTGGGCAGAGTCTAAACTGAAGAACCCGAAGCGTTCCACCCTTAAACCTGAACCCTGGGAGGAGGTGTCTGATGGAAAGTACAAAGTCAAGTTCAGCTGGAATGAGGAGACTCGCCCACCTGTCGTTGACACAGAAGGGACTCCTGTTACTGATCCCAACACGCCTATCTACAGCGGATCTACGGTCAAGCTTGCCTTCCGTCAGAAGCCATACATCCTCCGTGATGGTGTCACCTATGGTACAAGCCTCAAGCTTCTCGGTGTACAGGTTGTCACGGTTGGATCTTCTGCTGGTGTTGATACAGGAGATCTTGGTGAAACTGAAGTGGCAGCTCTCTTTGGGCAGACTAAAGGTTACAAGACTTCTGAACCTAACATCACTGCACCACCTGCTGAAATAGACGAGGATGATGACTTCTGATGCCTAGGTACCGTTCAGGTCTTGAAGAGAAGGTTGCTGATCTTCTCTCAAGCTTGAAGGTAGAGTTTGAGTACGAGTCCAAAAAGGTTCCTTACGTTCTTCAATGCAACTACACACCCGACTTTCTTTTACCGAATGGTGTCTTCTTAGAAACAAAGGGACGCCTGACGGAGGAAGACCGAAGGAAGATGATAGCAGTGAAGAAAGCGAATCCCGACTTAGATATTCGGTTCGTCTTTCAAGCACCCTATAACAAGATCTACAAAGGATCGAAGACTACTTATGCGAAGTGGTGCGAAAAGCATGGCTTCCAATACTGTTCATTTCATTCCATCCCACTTGAATGGCTAACGTAGAATACGGCACAGCTGATTACTATGCTGAACACTTCAGTGATTGGCTAGCTGATATTGATGCTACCAGACCTGAAACCGTAGATAACCTACTTGAAGGTTTCTACCGAGCAATTGATTCCTGGTTTGATTATCACGATGCACAAGCACGCGAATACGCAAAGCTCCGAAAGCGAGTTCGTGAGGCACTTGCCGTGTGATGTGTGCGGCAGTAGTGATGCCAACAGTCTTTATGATGATGGGCATACCTACTGCTTTTCTTGTAATACCTACGGACACACTGAAGAAGATGTCAATCACATTCACACAAACATGTCGTCAGTCACCATACGTGGTACAGCAACCAGACTAGCAAAACGCAATATCTCCGAGAAGGTATGCCAACAGTATAAGATCTATCGTGATGGTGACCTACTGAGGTTCCACTACTACGATGAGAACGGCACCCTGATTGGGTGTAAGACTAAGACTAAAGACAAAGACTTCTACTATGAAGGACAATCCCCTACCTGCCTCTTTGGACAACATTTGTTTCCCGCCTCTGGAAAACGAGTCGTTATCACTGAAGGAGAACTCGATGCGGCTTCATGTCAAGAAGCTATGCCGGGGTGGCAGATGGTATCTCTACCTAGCGGTGCCGCAGCGGCAAAGAAGTCGATTCAACGGGCTATCCCCTGGCTCCAGGGTTATGAGGAGATTGTCTTGTTCTTCGACAATGACGAGGCAGGCCGTAAAGCAACGGAGGATGCGGCAAGCGTCCTACCACCTGGCAAGACGAAGATCGCAAGACTGGAGAATTATAAGGATGCATCAGATGCCCTACAAGCCAATGACTCTCAAGCAATTCGTGAGTCGATATGGAATGCAAAACCTTACCGTCCAGATGGAATCGTAGACGGTAAATCCCTTCTAGATCTAGTTACAACACCTACACCACCAGCAGATCATGACTATCCATTTCAAGGAATCCAAAGCAAACTACACGGGATCCGGTTTGGAGAACTTGTTACAATCACTGCTGGATCTGGTATCGGCAAGTCCAGCTTCTGTCGTGAACTCGCAACTCACCTGTTACGTAACGGCGAACGGGTCGGTTACTTGGCTCTTGAGGAATCCAACCGTCGTACAGCTCTCGGACTGATGTCCGCAGCAGTTGGTAAATCACTACACATTGGAGAACATGACCGTTCAACACTAACCAAAGCGTATGAGGATACACTTGCTAAGTGGAATCTCTTTCTCTTTGACGGCTTCGGATCCTTTGATCCAGACCTCATCTACAATCGTATTGAGTACTTAGCAACAGGTCTTGATACAAAGGTAATTTTCCTCGATCACCTCAGTATCTTGTTGTCTGGTCTTGATGGTGATGAGCGCCGTATGATTGATACAACCATGACACGATTACGTTCTCTTGTGGAGCGTACTGGTGTCGCTATGTTCCTTGTCTCACACCTTCGGAGAACATCTAGTGACCAAAACCACGAAGAGGGTGCACGCGTCACTTTGGGACAGCTGCGAGGATCTGCGGCCATTGCACAACTCTCTGACGGAGTTATTGCACTCGAAAGAAACCAGCAGAGCACATCTGGTGGAAGTGACACAACTGTGCGAGTCCTTAAGAATCGCTATTCTGGCGAGGTTGGCATCGCGTGCCGACTGAGCTATGATCTAAACACCTGTAAATTCAATGAAACTCAAGCAGATGAAGAGTTCAACCCAAGCACCGACTTTTAAACGTCCCAACCCTCCTACTCCTGAGGCAGTAGCACGAGCACAATTTGTTGATAAGACCTATGTCTGGAAAGGCGCTGCTCCGAAGGCTCAACCTTCTTGAGTTGATGATCTTCATTACAAATATCTTTATTGTTGCTGGAGTTATCCGCCACTGGAATGACGTTAATTTTTGACTTAGAATCAAACGGTCTTGTTCATGATGTTACCTGCATCCACTGTCTTGGTATCTATGACACAGAGACCAACGAAACTCTTGTCTATAATGATGAGGGTAATACTGAACCACTTACAAGGGGTATTCAACGTCTTGAAGACGCAGATCTTATTGTGGGTCATAACATTATCAATTACGATATTCCTGTTATCCGTAAGCTCTATCCTTGGTTTCAAAACGTGGGTAGGGTTCTGGATACTCTGGTCCTTAGCCGTACTTGTCACGCTGATATTCTGAAGACAGATCAAAAGCGTAACTGGAAAAACATGCCACTTCAGTTGTATGGTCGCCATAGCCTAGAAGCTTACGGCTATAGACTGGGTGAATATAAAGGTTCCTTCGGTAAGAACACCGACTGGAAAGAGTGGAGTCAGGAGATGCAAGACTATATGGTACAAGACGTTGTTGTTACTACAAAACTTTGGAAACATTTTCAACCATACCTGAATGGATCACGCTAGAACATCGCGTTGCTGAAATCCTTACAGAGCAAGAACTTCATGGATGGTACTTTGATGAGCCTACTGCATGGGAACTTGAATCAACTCTCCGACGAGAGCTTGAAGAGCTTAATAAATTATTACGCCACAGGTACCCTTACGTTGCTGGATCGGAGTTTACTCCTAAGAGACCTAACAAAACACAAGGATATGTCGCCGGAGCTACTTTCACTAGACTGAAAGAGTTCAGCCCCTCCAGTAGAGACCACATCTCCTGGGTGATGCGAACACATCACAACTGGAAACCTGGTAAAACTACCAACACTGGTAAAGCAGTCATTGATGAGACGGTACTCAAAGACATAGGCACAGAGGAAGCTCTGCAGTTCTTTCGTTGCTTTGAGTTAACCAAACAGCTTGGTATGTTATCTGAAGGTAACAATGCTTGGCTCAAACTTGTAAGAAACAATCGTATTCATCACCACTGTTCTGTAGCCACGAATACATTTCGATGTGCTCACCGATCTCCGAATCTTGCACAGGTACCAAGTGATCTTGAATTTAGAAAACTATTTCGTGCTAGCCCTGGCTATGTCATGGTTGGTGCTGATCTCGCAGGCATTGAACTTAGAATGCTCGCACACTACCTTGCCCGATATGATGGAGGCAGGTACGGAGATGTACTTCTCAACGGTGACATACATCAAGAGAATGCAGACAAGATCGGAATCTCACGTCGTCTAGTAAAGACTGTAACCTATGCCTTTTTGTACGGAGCCGGTGACAACAAGATCGGACTATCTTATGATGCACAACTATCGCCGCAAGCCGCTAAAAAGAAAGGGGCTGAGATACGTCAAGCTTACATGGATGCAATTCCTGGACTTGAGAAACTGGTTACTGCGGTTAAGTCCAAGGCGGAATCTGGTTACATCAGTTTGTGTGACGGTCGCCGCTGCGCTGTTGATGGTAGCCACAAAGCCCTTAACTACTTACTCCAAGGGAGCGCGGGTATTGTAGCTAAACAGTGGATGATTCACATTCACAACACAATCAAAACGTGTGATATTCAAGCACATCAACTAGCCTTTGTGCATGATGAGTTACAGTTTGAATGTCCACCTGAATATACTGATACACTATCATCAGCACTTACTTCATCCTCCCTAATGGCGGGAGAAACCTATAACCTGAGGGTACCAATCGAAGCAGAAGCTAAGGTAGGTATGACCTGGGCAGATGTACACTAATTATGGCAACTAAATCTAAAACCTCACTGGGACGTATTGAATTCCAGTCCCGTGCAAAATATAAACACACCCGTCAAGGTAATGGTCGTCGCTCCCTTCCTTCGCATGGGCGTAAGCTCAAGCGAGGACAAGGTAAGTGAGTCTACTAATCGACTGTGATTACATTGTCTATAAGTGTTGCGCCGGTACAGAAACAGAAATTGACTTCGGGGAAGATCTTATCGTCGTTACCTCCCGATTCTCAGAAGCTTACGAATACGTTGAGAGAGAACTCTACAACATCGCTTCTGACCTTGGATGTTTTGATGATTCTATTTTGTTCTTTTCTGATAGTGTCAACTTTCGTAAATCTATTGACCCAACGTATAAAGGACACCGTAATCGAAAGAAACCGTGCGGCTACAAAAGGGTCATCAATAAGCTCAAGGAGGACTACAACGTTGTTGTGATGCCTACCCTTGAGGCTGATGATGCAATGGGTATCTACGCCACTAAAGAGCCTGGACACATTATCTGCAGTCCAGATAAGGATATGAGGCAGATCCCTGGTGAGTTGTATGACCTCAGTGATGGTGTTGTAACTATCACTCCTGAGGAAGGCTATCGTTGGCATCTTATTCAAACTATGGCTGGTGATCAAACAGATGGCTACGCAGGTGTACCTGGCATCGGCATTAAACGCGCTGCAGAACTTCTATCTAAACACGGTGATAACTGGAAGACTGTCGTAGATGCTTTCATGGAGAAGGGTCTCGATGAGTCGGTTGCATTGCAGAATGCACGGCTAGCAAAGATCCTTCAATGTGAAGACTATGATTTCACCAATCAAGAACCAAGACTTTGGTCTCCCAGCTCCAATTGTAGAACTGACAATGGAGCAACAGTTCAAACTAAAACAGATTGAGGATGCATTACGTCATCCAGAATCAAAGAAAGAAGATATCATTACGATCTTCCTAGCACTACAGCGTCAATGCTTTGTGCTTAGTAATTCAATGTCTAACCTCGTTAAAAAATGGCCTACACCTCGCCCAAACACTACGGAAGCAGCTGGGAAGTCGGAGACTTCATCCGACAACAGCAACTGAATTTCCATCTTGGTAATGCAGTAAAGTACATCTGCCGTTGTGGTAAAAAGGACGGAGAGACCACAATTAACGATCTTACTAAAGCCATCCACTATTTACAAAATGAACTTGAAAGCGAAATCCTTTCTCAGCGTCCAAGCAAAAGAATTCAGGAAAAGTTTCCAGGTCAGGAACAGTACGAGTCCAGCTTCACGGACTATGCAACGGAGTTTGATCGTTGAGGAATTCAAAGAGTTCCTTGAGTCAGAAAGCCAACTCATTATGGGTCTCCGTGTTAATGCTTCTGAATGCCTGAAGGAACTAGCTGATCTCGTGTATGTCTGCTATCAATATGCAGAGAACCTAGGTTGGGATCTCGATGAAGCTCTCAACCGTGTTCACATAAGCAACATGAGTAAACTTGGCGAGGATGGCAAACCAGTATACCGTGAAGACGGTAAGGTTCTAAAAGGACCTAACTATCAACCTCCTACTCTTACTGATCTCGTCTAATAATGTCTAAACCCACCAAAGAACTGATTGCCCGAACTGGGCGTGTACAATCCTGGATTGATGACCCAACCTCTCGCCTGCCTGTCTCCTGTACCGTCTTCGTTGTGGAAGACACTATGGAAGGACCCAACGGTATCGAAGCTTCATGGCGCTTCGTCAGCCATGCGCTCCGCTATGGTGCAGGAGTGGCTGTCCACCTTAGCAAACTGCGACCCAAAGGAGCTGAAAATGGTAAAGGACTCGTAGCATCTGGTCCTGTATCCTTTGCTAAGATCTATTCCACCTTGAATGAAATCCTCCGTAGAGGCGGAGTTTACAAGAATGGCGCTGTTGTATGTCATCTTGATCTTAGTCATCCAGATGTACTTGAGTTTATTACTGCTAGTCGGGCTGAGCTTCCTTGGGTTAAGCGTTGTGTCAACATTAACCAGCGTTGGTGGGAACTCGCAGACCAAGAAGTAAAGGTTGCCCTGCTTGAAGGTATCAAGCGTGGTGACATTTGGCTCAACAAAACTAAGGTTGATAAGAATGGAAATCGAATCAGGGGTAACGTTTGCTTGGAAGTGTACCTGCCCTCAAGGGGTACCTGTCTACTTCAACATGTTAACCTCGGCCAGTGCGAACTCGATGACATTCAAAGTGCGTTTGTTAACGGAATGTCCGAACTGTGCTCACTACACGGCAGAACAGATGTTGGAGCAAGCGGAGAATACCTCCCTCCAGAGACTGATCGCCAAGTCGGTCTCGGAATGCTGGGGCTCGCCAACCTTCTCCGACAAAGTGGAGTAACTTACAAACAGTTTGGTAAGGCACTGGCTGATATCAATAGCGGTGGTGAGTATGAGATCACACCTGCTCATATACTTGGCAAAGAGATTGCTGCTGGTATCAAAGCAGCTGCTCAGGTAGCACGTTTCAATAACATGGATCGGGCTTTCGCTATTGCCCCTACAGCGTCCTGTAGCTATCGTTATACCGATCTTGATGGGTACACTACCTGTCCTGAGATCGCACCTCCCATTGCCCGCCAGGTGGACCGTGATAGCGGTACGTTTGGTGTCCAGAGCTTCGACTATGGTCCTGTTGAGATCGCATCTGAAGTTGGCTGGGATGATTATAAAGCAGTGTGTGATGGTATCATTACCCTGCTAGATAAGACCGGACTGTTGCATGGTTATTCATTCAACAGCTGGTCAGATGTGGTTACCTATGATGAGCAATTCATCGAAGATTGGTTGGCAAGCCCACAGACTTCTCTTTACTATTCGCTTCAGGTAATGAGCGACGTTCAAGATAAGTCTGATGCCTATGCCGCATTGGATGAAGGCGACGTTGACGCATACCTGGAGTCACTTCTTAATGATCCTGCTCCTGATTGTAATTGCGGCGAATGAACCCCTATCAAAAACTATTAAATCGTAAACGTAAGTGGTCTCCAGTACAGACCACAGCTGGTAAACTTGCTGATGGTGCGGAAGAAACTATCTACCGTGCCTTAGCTATTCGGCATATGGAACTGCCGGTTGGTGACTTTATCAAAGATGCTATTAAAAATGAAGTTCCGAAAATGGCAAGGGATCTCCTTTTGTCCAATATCAAGGACGAAGAGAACCACGACCTTGCTCTCGGCTACATCGCCAACGCTATCGGCGTTGATGAAAAAGCTGAAGCTGAAGCGAAAAAACTCCGTGATGCCTGGATTGCTCATCCAGATCACACGCTCCTCAAAGCACTTGTTGCCGAGCGTGCAGTTTTCTTCGTGCTCCTCCCGTTCTTCCGATTTAACGGTGATGCTGGTCTCCGAACAGTAAGTGCTGATATTAGTCGTGATGAACAAGTACATGTGGCAACGAATAGCTTGGTATGTACTGAGCTTGGTCTCAATTGGAGTCCTTCTCTCGATAAGCTCCGGAAGGCAACTATTAACTGGGTTCTTGAACCACTAGGTAGAAATACTTCCAATAAATATTTGGACAAAAAATTTTGGCTGGATTCCAGCGACAACTTAATGTATCAGGGCAAGGCTCCCGAACTTTCTGACACACGTAGAGCTAGGATGCCTGCTTTCTTTGAACATGCAAACCCCAATCTCCCTCAGTATGCTTGAGACCCACGGTCTCCAGCTAACTGCTATTCTCCAACAACTTGAAGAGAACTTCCCACCACTTAATCCCCACCCGGATGACTCACACTCATTAATTATGTACCGCTCCGGTCAACGTTCAGTTGTGGAGTGGATTCAACACTACCTCACTGAAGAGAACAATGGCTAAAAACAACCAAGCGCAACGAGAGCGTGAGCGTGAGCGTGAGCGTCAGCAACGAGAACGTGAGCGTGAGCGTCAGCAACAAGAACGAGAACGGGAACGTGAGCGTGAACGAGAACGTGAGCGTCAGCAACGAGAACGTGAACGAGAGCGTGAACGAGAACGTGAACGTGAACGTCAACAACGGGAACGTGAACAACGTGAGCGTCAACAACGGGAACGTGAACAACGTGAGCGTCAACAACGTGAGGCTCAGCAGCGGGCTGAGCAGCAACGTCGTCAAGCTGAACAGCAGCGTAAAGCTCAGCAAGAACGTAAAGCTGCTCAAGAACGTAAAGCTGCTCAAGAACGTAAAGCTGCTCAAGAACGTAAAGCTGCTCAAGAACGTAAAGCTGCTCAAGAACGTAAAGCTGCACAAGAACGTAAAGCTGCACAAGAACGTAAAGCAGCTCAAGAACGTAAAGCAGCTCAAGAACGTAAAGCTGCACAAGAACGTAAAGCAGCTCAAGAGCGTAAGGCTAAAGAAGATCTTAAAATTAAAAAAGATCAACAAGCTAAGCAGCAACGAGAACGTGAACGTCAGCAACGTGAACGTCAGCAACGTGAACGTCAGCAACGTGAACGTCAGCAACGTGAACGTCAGCAACGTGAGCGTGAGCAGCGGGCTGAGCAACAACGCCGTAAAGCTAAAGAAGATCTTAAAATTAAACAGGATCGACAAGCTAAACAGCAACGAGATCAACAAGCTAAACAGCAACGAGATCAACAAGCTAAACAGCAACGAGATCAACAAGCTAAACAGCAACGTGAACGCCAAGCTCAACAGAACAAAAACAAAAACACTGGTAATGTAAAGAAGGTTATTCGTGAGGCTGGTCAAGACATCTCTAGAAAAGAGATGAAGGACATCATCAAAGCAGCTGGTGGTGATGTTAAAACAGCACTTAATCGTATTGATTCTGTTCAGCAGAATATGAAGGAGAAAGGTGGTGTTGTACCTAACCTTGCTTCTGGTGCTGCAAACATGTTGATCAAACAGGCAGAGGAATCACCCCTTCGTACTGGCACTGACTTTGGTGATAGCAAGCTGGGACAAACTTTGCAGGGTATGGTAGCACAACCTGCTTCATCTGGTGCGATGATTGAAGGTCAGCGGGTTGGAGCAACACCAGCACAAGCCGGCTCTTTAGTCCCTGGCGGGATGGTGATCCGTCCTGGTGGTAACCTGGCTGTAAATCCGACAACAGCGGTAACACCTACCCCTACTCCTACCCCTACTCCTACCCCTACTCCTACCCCTACTCCTACCCCCACACCTACTACTACTACCGAAGAAACTCCAGTCAATCAGTATCAAGAAGTAATTGATGCGCTGACCAATCAGATTACTGGTCTAGAAGATACGATCGCCCTGAACGATCAGTACATGCAAGACTTCATTAATCAAACCACTCAACAAGCTCAGCTACAAGCTCAGCAAATGAGTGAGATGTTTGGCACACAGCTTGCTGAACAAGAAGCGCGGTATCAACAAGGGGTACAACAAGCTGATCTTCTTGCTCAACAGGAACAGGAAGCTGCACGTGCCTTTATGATCAATCAAAATCGTATGATTAATCCTGCTAACCTCCAGATTGGTGCTACCTATGGTGCACCTCAACTGGCTGGTACTCAAGGATTTAAGTATCGTCCACGAACTACCACTTCTCAAGGGACTACTGCTTTCACTGCACCTACCTTGGCTGCAGCAGCAATGACCCCTCAACAACAACTACAACCTACAGTACTTAACGTCTGATGTCTGCTAAAATACGTTATGACAGACTGTCTTCAGACCGTGCCCAGTTCCTTAACACTGCTAGACAAGCAGCAGATCTAACTCTACCTTACCTTATTCGAGAGGATGAGGTTTATACCAAAGGTTCTATCAAACTAACAACTCCGTGGCAAAGCGTTGGTTCTAAAGGGGTAGTCACTCTGGCATCTAAATTGATGCTAGCTCTACTACCTCCTCAAACCAGCTTCTTTAAACTACAGGTTAATGATATCAACCTTGGTCAAGAACTAGGTCCTGAAATTAGATCAGAACTTGACTTGTCGTTTGCTAAAGTAGAGCGCACTATCATGGAAGCTATTGCAGCTTCTGGTGATCGTGTTGTTGTACACCAAGCACTAAAGCATCTTGTTGTAGCTGGTAATGCTCTTATCTTTATGGGTAAGGATGGACTTAAACTTTATCCTTTGAACCGTTATGTAGTAGATAGAGATGGCAACGGTAATGTTATTGAGATCGTAACAAAGGAGACAGTCTCGAAAAAATTACTCAAAAAATTTTACCCCAATTATACTGAGACTCAACCTAATGAACCCATGGTGGATTCACGGGCTCAAGATGATGAGGTAGATGTTTATACCCATTGTACTCTTGATAACAATCGTTGGATTTGGCATCAAGAAGTAAATGGTGAAGAGCTTCCTGGGTCTCAAGGTAAAGCTCCAAAAGAATCAAGCCCTTGGTTGGTCCTTAGGTTTAACCACGTTGATGGTGAAGTCTATGGACGTGGTAGGGTAGAAGAGTTTATCGGTGACCTTAAGTCACTTGAAGCACTCTCTCAGGCAGTCGTAGAAGGCTCTGCAGCAGCCGCTAAAGTTGTCTTCACTGTATCACCCTCAAGCACTACCAAACCAGCCACGCTGGCTAAGGCAGGCAACGGTGCGATTATCCAAGGAAGACCTGATGATATCGGTGTTGTACAAGTTGGTAAGACAGCTGACTTCCAAACAGCCTATCAAATGATTGGCACACTATCTCAACGTCTTAGTGATGCTTTTCTTGTGCTTACTGTACGACAAAGTGAGCGCACTACAGCTGAAGAAGTACGCCTCACTCAACTTGAACTTGAACAACAACTTGGTGGACTATTTTCTCTACTTACTGTAGAGTTCCTTGTACCTTACCTTAATCGTAAACTTAGTGTTGCACAAAAGGTAGGAGACATACCTCGTCTACCTAAAGGTGATATCGTTAAGCCGACTATTGTCGCTGGTATTAATGCACTTGGTCGTGGACAAGACCGTGAAAGTCTTGGACAATTCCTTGCTACCATTGCTCAAACAATGGGACCTGAAGCCATTCAAACTTACATCAATCCTGAAGAAGTTATCAAACGTCTTGCAGCTTCTCAAGGTATTGAAGTATTGAACTTGGTTAAGACAATGCAAGAAGTTCAGCAACAACAACAAGCCGCTATGCAGCAACAGCAGCAGATGGCTATGACACAACAAGCTGGACAACTAGCACAAGTTGAGCAACGTCGTGAACAATCAAACGTAGAGATGGCTCAACAAATGATGCAACAACCACCACAATAATAACCACCAAACATGAGTGAAACCCTAACTTATAACGATGCACCTGCAGATCAAGGTGAACTGAACGCTGATGAACAGGACTCCCTGGCTGTAGCCGAAGCGGCTGAAGGTGAGCGTACACAGATGTATGCTGGTAAGTTCAAAGATGCTCAATCTCTTGAACAAGCTTACATTGAACTTCAAAAGAAACTAGGTGAACCACGAGATGAATCAGCACAAGATGATGATGATAGTGGAGAAGAGTATGAAGAAGAAGATCAGACTGAGGAAAACCCTGAAGACAACATCCTGACTCAAGAACAAGCAGACAAACTGTTTGAAATGGTAGGTGGTAAGAAAGCCTATCAAGCTATGATTGAATGGGCTGGTCAAAGTCTTTCTGAAGGGGAGATCCAAATGTACGATTCAGTAATGGGTCGTGGTGATCCCAGTGCTATCTTTTTTGCTGTTCAAGCCTTGGCTAGTAAGTACAACGATGCTGTTGGTAAAGACGGTAACCTGTTGACTGGACGTAGTGCTAGCAAAGAGGGTTCTGCTTTCCGTAGTCAAGCTGAGCTTGTTCAAGCTATGAGTGACCCTCGTTACGATAAAGATCCTGCATATCGTCAGGACGTTATGCGTAAACTGGAAAACTCTGACCTTCAATTCTGATGAACGACACTAACATCTGGGCTAAAGAACCCCCTATCTACATGGACCCTAACTATCTCGAATCTCATAACGAACGTGCTGAGCGTCTGAATGGTCGCCTTGCTATGCTTGGTGTCATCGCAGCAATCGGTGCTTATGTCACCACTGGTCAACTGATTCCTGGAGTATTCTAATGTCTTGCGGAAAGAAAGGACACAAAGGCGGCGGTAAGAAAAAGTAACCGTCACAACCCGTTGGTTCTGCGAGTGGGCTAACGGGTAGTAGGAGCAATCAATATTAAAGTTCTTCGCTTTATTATTATGATTCCTGTTCTAACTACTCTATCGGTGATCGCTAGCTGGTATGGTCCTGGCTTCCATGGTAACCTTACTGCTAACGGTGAGCGGTATAATCAACATGCCCTTACTACTGCGCACAAGACACTACCCTTTGGAACTAAACTTCGTGTTTGTTTCAAGAGGTGTGCCGTTGTTCGGGTGAATGATCGTGGTCCCTACATTCCTGGTAGGAACCTAGATCTAAGTAAAGGTGCGGCTGATGCTATCGGTCTCACTGGTTCTGGAGTTGGACAAGTCAAAGTAACTCGTCTTAATTAACTTCAAATTATGACTGCAACAATCGCAGCCCCTCAGTCCCAAGAATCGCCTTGGGACATTTTTTGTAACTGGGTCACCTCGACCGACAACCGTCTTTATCTGGGCTGGTTTGGAGTACTGATGATTCCGTGTCTCCTTGCAGCCACCATTTGTTTTATCATCGCCTTCATTGCCGCACCTCCGGTGGACATTGATGGTATTCGTGAGCCTGTAGCTGGCTCTCTTCTCTATGGAAACAACATCATATCGGGAGCCGTCGTTCCGAGCAGCAATGCCATCGGACTACACTTCTACCCAATTTGGGAAGCTAATTCACTTGATGAATGGCTCTACAACGGGGGTCCGTTCCAACTCACAGTGTTCCACTTCCTCATTGGCATCTATGCTTACATGGGACGGGAGTGGGAACTTAGCTATCGACTAGGAATGAGGCCTTGGATTTTCGTCGCCTATTCCGCACCAGTGGCAGCAGCTACTGCAGTCTTTTTGGTTTATCCATTTGGTCAGGGTTCCTTCTCGGATGCTATGCCTCTTGGAATCAGTGGGACCTTCAATTATATGCTCGTCTTTCAAGCAGAGCACAACATTCTCATGCACCCCTTCCATATGTTGGGAGTAGCAGGGGTGTTCGGTGGGTCGCTTTTCAGTGCGATGCATGGTTCTCTTGTGACTAGCTCACTTGTACGTGAGACAACTGAAACTGAATCTCAAAACTATGGCTACAAATTTGGGCAGGAAGAAGAGACGTACAACATTGTGGCTGCTCATGGATATTTTGGCCGCCTCATTTTTCAGTATGCTTCTTTTAACAACAGCCGCTCCCTTCACTTTTTCTTGGCTGCTTGGCCTGTTGTTGGTATCTGGTTTGCTGCTTTGGGTGTCAGTACTATGGCATTTAATTTGAATGGGTTTAACTTCAACCAAAGTCTTATCGACTCTCAAGGGCAAGTGATCAATACCTGGGCTGATGTTCTCAACCGTGCTAATCTTGGTTTTGAAGTGATGCACGAGCGTAATGCTCATAACTTCCCGCTTGACCTAGCAGCTGCTGATTCCACTCCGGTAGCACTTACTGCTCCTACTATTGGTTAATCATGGCTTACAATCCTTCTAATCTTACTGCTGGTATGGCGGTTAAATACTGCACTATTGATAGC